GAAAGCCGGCAAGGAGATCACATCTTCTTACAGAGCTTTCGGTAAAGAACACATATCAATAACAGGTGATGGAAACATTGAATTCAGAACCAGAACATCAAAAGGTGGTCTTGGTGAAGGATACGATATTCTCATTATCGATGAAGCCCAGGAATATCAGGATGATCAGCAGTCAGCTCTGAAATATGTTGTATCCGATGCACAGAATCCTTTGACGATTATGTGTGGGACGCCACCTACTCCAATATCTTCCGGAACTGTCTTTACAAAATTCAGAGAAGACACTTTGAGAGGAAAAGGAGTAAACAATGGCTGGGCTGAATGGTCGGTTGAAGAACAGCAAGATCCTAACGACAGGAAATACTGGTATCAGGCAAATCCGAGTCTTGGCTCGATTCTAACAGAAAGAAAGATCCAGGATGAGATTTCCGGAGATGATCTGGATTTCAATATCCAAAGACTTGGCTACTGGACAAAATATTCTCTTAAGTCGGAGATATCTAAAGTGGTTTGGGACGGGCTCCTTGCAAAGAAGAAACCAAAACCAAAGGGAAAACTGTTTGTCGGAATCAAATACGGACAGGATGGAACGAATGTGGCAATGTCGATTGCCGTTAAACAGGAAACCGGTCCGATATTTGTTGAAACTTTAGACTGCAGATCTATCAGAAACGGAAACGGATGGATTCTCGACTTTCTGGAAAAAGCCGACATTCAGAACGTGACTATTGACGGAGCTGCGGGTCAGAACCATCTGGCTGAAGAGATCAAAAGCAGAAAGATCAAGGTCAAAACGATTCTTCCGACAGTTAAGGAAGTTATCATCGCCAACTCAACTTTTGAACAGGCGGTGTATGGAGGCAATATTTGTCATAATGGCCAGCCTTCATTAACTGCCATAGTGACAAATTGTGAAAAAAGGGCGATCGGATCCAGCGGCGGATTTGGTTATAAATCGCTGAAACCGGAAAACGATATTGCTCTGATGGACAGCGTATTACTTGCCTATTGGCAATGCAGTATATTTAAAGAACGCAGGAAACAAAAAATAAGTTATTAGGAGAACTCGCAAGAGTTCTTTTAATATATGCGATACCTCCGCAAATAGAGGGATGAAAGGATACCGAAATGGGTGAATTTAAAGTAATTAACACACAAGAAGAACTGGATTCTGTAATTAAAGATCGTATTGAGAGAGAAAGAAAGTCGATATCAGAAAAGTATTCCGATTACGATGAGCTCAAGAAAAAGAATACAGAGTATGAGGCTCAGGTTTCGAAGCTGAGCGATCGAAAATGATCACTCGTTAAAAAACGTTGCGAGATCCGTGACTGTTGATGTCGTCGGTCGGACACTGATGACATCAACTAATCAGGAACCAACAACGCAGTTTGCACAATCTGCTTTAGGTTATTCCGTTTCCGGATCATATCTTGTTCCGGGTGGAGGCTTATTCATCAAGAAAACCGAACTTGCAAGACTGGGTTTAAGATCTCAAGGTGTAAAGCTGGTGGAGATGTATGATCAGGGGAATTCCGGTAGTTCTGATCAATAAAGTTAAAAATGGTGTGGATGGCTTCGGCCATCCCACCTATACAGAAGTCAGAACGATCGTTGAAAACGTACTGGTTGCACCAACCGAAAGCCAGGATGTAATAGACCAGTTGAATCTTACTGGGAAAAGAGCGATTTATACGCTTGGGATCCCAAAGGGAGACAACCATATCTGGGAAGACCAGGATGTCGAGTTCTTTGGAGAAAGATTTCATGTCTTTACAATTGTCATAAAAGGAATCGAGTCTATGATTCCTTTGCAGTGGAATGGCAAAGTAATGGTAGAAAGATATGAATAAATATAAATTTGAACTCAATTCAGAAGGAGTTAAAGAACTTCTGAAATCTGCTGAAATGCAAGCGGTTTTAAATGAATATGCTTCTTCTGTTCGCAATATTGCCGGCAATGGTTATACTGTTTCAAAATTTGTTGGAAAAAACAGAGCAAACGTATCTATCAAGGCTGTAACAAGAAAAGCAAAGAAGGATAACCTGAAGAACAACACATTATTGAAGGCTTTAGGTTCGGTGAAAGGCTAGTATGATTGAAAAGATCGTAAGAGACTTCTTAGAAGAAAAACTGAAATTGGGTGTATATCTGGAGGTTCCTAAAGGTGAGACAACCTTTATTGTTCTGGAAAAGACTGGCAGTTATGAAGAGAATTATATCTACAATACTACAATCGCAATCCAGAGTTATGGAGCTTCACTGTATGAAGCAGCTCAGTTGAATTCTCAGGTAATAGAAGTAATGAAGGAAATAATCGAGTTGGATGAGATATCCAGCTGTGAATTGAATTCTGACTATAATTTTACAGATACAGAGACAAAGAGATATCGCTATCAGGCGGTATATGATTTGACTCATTATTAGGAGGAAAAATGGGAAATAATGCAAATTATGTATCAGCGGCTAAACCAAAAGTGGCTGGTGCGATATATAGAGCTCCATTAGGAACTACTCTTCCGACAGATGCTATCAGCGCATTGGATGCAGCATTTAAAGCGCTGGGTTATGTTAGTGAAGATGGTTTGACCAACAGTAACTCATCTGATTCAGATACTATCGTATCATGGGATGGTGATACTGTTCTGACAGTTGAAGGTGATAAGAGCGACACATTCAAATTCAAACTGCTTGAAGTACTGAATGTCGATGTCCTTAAGTCAGTTTATGGTGATGAAAACGTATCCGGAGATCTGACGACAGGAATCATCGTCAAAGCGAATTCGTATCCTAAAGAGAGCTCATCTTGGGCAGTAGACATGATCATGAACGGTGGTGTTTTAAAGCGAATCGTTATTCCAAACGCCAAATTATCGGAACTTGCCGATATCGTTTATAAGAAGAACGATGCTGTCGGTTATGATATGACTCTGTCTGCTGTTCCTGACAGTGCAGGAAATACTCATTACGAGTACATTACTAAACCGTCATTATCTGCATAAGACTATGTTAGTTAAAACATCAGAAGGATTAGAGATCAATGTCAAAGAAGATGCTTCCAATGATATGGAGGCCCTTGAAGTATTGACTGATCTGGTTGATGGCAATCCATTTGCCATTCCAAAAGTATGTAATCTGATCATGGACAAAGATGAAAAAAAGAAACTGTATGATTTCTATCGAGCTAAAGATGGAAAAGTACATGTGGAAAAGTTTGTTGAAGTTCTGACAGAGATAATGCTGTCTTTAGGAAATAAAGAAAAAAACTGATCATTCTGGCCAACATGATTCACACGGATGAAGATGCTTTGATATGTGACCTTGCGGAAACATATCACATTTTTAATTACAGGGAGTTGCCTATCGATCTGGTGGCAACTCTTTCTGTTGGTCTGAATGAAGATTCAAGAATAAAAAAGAAATTGCGTAATGTGCAAGCATTGCCGGCATATATCGTTGATGCATTCATTATGGATGCATTGAATATTCTTATCTGGCATAACACGGTGGACGGAACCAAAGGCGATAACAAACCTGTTTCCATTCTTCAGAAAATGCTTGGTGAATCTGAAGAAAGCGATATGCTGTCGTTTGCATCCGGTGACGATTTCGAAAAGTATAGAAAGGAGCTGATCAATGGCAACTGATTTAGGAAAAGCATATGTTCAGATTGTGCCGTCTGCTAAAGGCATTTCTGGATCCATCAGTAATCTTTTAAGTGGTGAATCAAGCAATGCCGGAAGAAACGCAGGCAATAATATTGTTGGTCAGTTAGTATCTACAGTTAAAAAGATGATACCGGCAGCGGCGATAGGTAAGCTGATATACGATTCCATTCAAAGCGGCGCCAAGCTTGAACAGTCATATATTGGCGGCTTGGATACTCTGTATGGCGAAGCTGCTGATAGAATGCGAGAATGTGCAACACTGGCAGCGGAAGCCGGAATATCAGCCAACGATTTTGCAGAACAGGCTGTAAGCTTTGGAGCTTCATTAAAACAATCATTCGGTGATGCCGAAGATGCGGAGGCCAGAGCTGGTGAAGCTGCAAATCTTGCGATTCTGGACATGGCTGATAACGCAGCGAAAATGGGCACAAGTTTGGAATCCATTCAGAATGCCTATCAGGGTTTTGCAAAGCAGAACTATACGATGTTGGATAACTTGAAATTGGGTTATGGCGGTACTAAATCCGAAATGCAGCGTTTGTTAAAGGATGCTCAAAAATTAACAGGCGTGAAATATGATATTAATAACCTTGCGGATGTATATGCCGCTATTCATGCTATCCAGGAAGATCTTGGTATAGCCGGAGTAGCAGCAGAAGAAGCAAAAACAACAATATCCGGATCGTTCAATGCAATGAAAGCTGCTGCACAGAATTTTACCGGAGCACTTGCTCTTGGCGAAAACGTACAGCCGGCATTAGAAACGTTGGTTTCTTCTGCTTCAACTTTCCTGTTTGATAATCTGATCCCGGCTGTTGTCAATGTTGTTTCTCAGTTGCCAGGAGCGATATTCAACGTATTTGAGGGTAGTGGATCTGAGTTTGCAGCCAAAGGTCTGGAGACTATTCAGAATCTGGCTGTCGGATTTGCTGAAGGATTCCCGGAAATGATGAGCAAA